CGCTAAACGCCCCAATTAAATTTGAAGCAGTCACTGTGCAAGAAACGCTTTTGCTGGATTCTGGCGCTCTAGTCATATCTACTGGTAACTGCACAGTCAATGGCGTAGAAACTTTGGCAGGGGTCCCAATCCTTGCTACAGAAGGCAGCTTTTTGACCGCCCCTGCAAACACCAAAATTGGTATTTTTTCTCTTGCCTAACTATGAACAAACCAAAAATTAGCTTGATCGTTTCTGGCAACCTGTACATGCGCCAAATGCGTTTTGACCAAGGTGATGTTGAACAGGGGCACTCGCACACTTACGACCATCTGACTTTGTTGTCGGCTGGGTCGCTGAAGGTTTCTGTAGATGGCACAGAGACTGTGTTTGTTGCGCCAACGGCCATCAAAATCCTAGCCCACAAAACGCACCAGCTTGAGGCTCTTGAAGACAACACGTTGGCGTATTGTGTTCATGCTCTTCGGGATGCGGTGACAGAAGATGTGCTCCCCCCGCAGGCGGCTGTAACAGATAGGGTTGTTCCTGCTATTGCGCATGTCGAAGACGGGGTTATGGTTAAACCGTTGCCCACGGCGGTAGAGGTTGACGGGCATGAAGTTGAAGTTGCGTCAATTGCGTTCATACCCAAAGATGCGTTGACGCCAGAAAACTTTAATAGAAACCACGACGACAACCCGCTAAAGGTTCTGTTGCCAACTGGCGAAGCCGTCGACAAAGAGTTCGTGTAATGTGGACCCAATCTCTCTCTTACTCATGGCACAAAGTGCGGTCAGTGCTATCCGAGCTGGCTGTCAAATGCTCTCTGAAGGTAAGGCCGAGATTGGAAAGTTTAAGAAGCAAGTCGAAGGCGGCGTGGCTGACGCTAAAGCAATATTCAAAGAAGTCACCGGACTCTGGGGATGGATTCAAAGCCTCTTCGGCGCAGCCCCTAAGCCAAGCGTTAAGCCAATGGTCGCAGATACACCAGCTGCCGGAGCAGCCAAGCCCGCAGCCAAAGCCACAAAGAAAACCCCGGAGCCCGAGCTCAGCTACGAAGAGTTCCAAGCCCGCACCGTCCACGACATCTGTGAAAGCCTCAAGGTCTACTTTGAAGCCGTCCGCCAACTCAAAATCCATTGTCGGGAACTTGAAGAAGAAGCCCTCGTAACCGAGAAGGTTGCCGACAGTGCCATCGACCGTATTGAAATCCAGTGGCAAATGAAACAACTGTCCGCCCAACTGAAGCAGTCGATGATTTACGGCACGCCTGAGTCGCTGGGTTTGGGGGCCATGTACCAAGAGTTTCTGGTCAAGTACGACGAGATTTTGGAAGAGCAAGAAGTGGCTCGTGAAGTCAAGCTTAAGAAAGAACGAGACAACGCATGGCAACACGAGCACCGCGAACAGATTCTGCTGGCCAAGCTGGGGTACGTAATCGTGCTGACGGCGGCGGGTTTGTGGGCGATGGCGTTGTTTTCAGCTCTATGAAAGAGTTCTGGTTTTGGGTATTGATCGTTACGTTCATAACCGTGCTACTAGGGTTTTCCATAGCAGCAGCGTTGTACGCAGACCAGAGGGTACGCAAGGCCGAGATCATCCTGCAACGTGCAGAGCAACTTGAACGCAAGCAAAAAGTTTTGAAAGAAAAGGACGAGTAAATATGATTCCCATCGTAGCCACCCTTTTAGGAACCCTAGCCCAAAACGGTTTAGGTCTTCTGTCGTCAGCCATCCAAGCCAAAGGCAAAGAGGTCGTTGAGAAAACGCTGGGCGTGACGATCCCTGATAACCCAACACCAGCGGATGTTGAAAAGTTGCGTCAGTCCCAGTTTGACCACGAAGAGCGCTTACTTGAGCTGGGTATTGAGAAGGCTCGTTTAGAGCAGGAAGAACTCAAGGCGCTGTTGGCCGCAAAGGTTGCAGAAGAAAACAACGTTAGCCGTCGCTGGGAAGCTGATATGGCGTCCGACTCATGGTTGTCAAAGAACATCCGCCCCGGCACGCTGCTGTACATCCTCACCGCATATTTGATTTTTGCTGGCTTGAGCGCGGCAGGTATCCAAGTACAAGAGGCGTATGTGTCCTTGCTTGGCCAGTGGGGTATGCTGGTGATGACTGCCTACTTTGGCGGACGCACGGTTGAAAAAGTTATGGAAATGCGCAAGGGAGGTGACAAATGAGTTTAAACAAAGAACAAGCAGCGTTCCTGCTGGACGCCTGCAAACTCATCCAGCACGCCACAGAGCAGGGTTTCTTGGTCACCGGCGGAGAGCTGGCACGTACGCCAGAGCAGCAGGCCATTTACGTGAATACAGGGCGGTCTAAAACCCTGAACTCTATCCACCTCAAGAGGTGCGCTATCGACTTGAACTTTTTCAAGGATGGGCAGATAATCTGGGACAAGGGCATCCTTGCGCCGTTGGGTGCTTATTGGGAGTCACTGCACCCAAAAAACCGTTGGGGTGGGAACTTTAAATCACTGGTGGATTGTCCGCACTTTGAACGCAACGTTGGTTAAAAATGCCCTTACAGAAACTCCAATTCCGCCCCGGTATTAACCGCGAAGGCACAACCCTAGCAAACGAGGGCGGTTGGTTTGAGTGCGACAAGATTCGCTTCCGCTCAGGCTTCCCTGAAAAGTTAGGTGGCTGGGTAAAAGATTCTGGCGTTGCTGCTGCCACGCTGCAACCCCCTTCCGGTAGCTTCTGGGGCGTCTGCCGTTCAATGTGGAATTGGAATTCGTTGGCAGGCACTAATTTGTTGGCGCTGGGAACCAACCTCAAGTACTACATCCAGAACGGTCCCGATGGTAACTTTTACGACATTACACCAATTCGAGACACGGCCACAGGCGTAGCAAACGCTTTCACGGTTACTGCAAGCTCAAACGTAGTGACGGTTACTGACGCAGGACATGGCGCACAGACGGGCGATTTTGTCACCATTACTTACGTAGGTGGTGCGATCGGCGGTATGCCCGCGGCGGCTATTGCTGGCGAACACCAGATTACATATATCAGTTCAAGCCAATACAGTTTTATAGCCACGTCTGTTGCCACTAGCAATGCAGGACCATCAGGCACTGCAAATTTTGCGTATCAGATCACTACTGGCTTAGAAACATACACCGTAGCTGCTGGATGGGGTGCTGGCGGTTGGGGCGGTTCTAACGTGGGTGGTACGAGTACAGGATGGGGCCAAGCGGCTTCTACGGGCGGCGTTGGTCAGCAGTTGCGTTTATGGAGTGAAGCTAACTACGGCGAGGATTTGATCTTTAGTCCCCGTGGCGGGGCTTTGTATTACTGGGCTGTAAACGCAAACCCTAACATTTTTGATCGTGGCGTCATCATGGCTGCTAGCACTACCGTCGGCGGCGTGGCACTTGACTCAACAACGCCTTCTATCGTCAACCACGTCATGGTGTCAGACGCTTCACGTTTTGTAATTTGCTTTGGTACAAACGATCCTTCAGGCGTGTACTTCTCTGCCACACAAGACCCAATGCTGATCCGCTGGTCAAACCAAGAAGACTATGGCACATGGATTCCAGCCATCACCAACCAAGCTGGCGACTACCGACTGAGCAGCGGCTCCGAAATTATTGCTACTCAGCAAACCCGCCAAGAGATTTTGGTGTGGACGGATGCAGCCATTTATTCTATGCAGTACCTTGGCCCACCTTACGTCTGGGGCTTCCAGATCATGGGCGAAAACATCTCTATTGCAGGTCCAAACGTTATAACCACAGCCAACAACGTGACCTATTGGATGGGTACAGACAAGTTCTACATGTACTCAGGCCGTGTGGAAACGCTCCCCTGCGCCGTACGCCAGTATGTGTACGAAGACATCAACATGCTGCAATCGTTCCAGTTTTTTGCCGGTACAAGCGAAGGCTATAACGAAATCTGGTGGTTTTACTGCTCTATCTCTGGCCTAGACGGTACTGGCACAGCCGCCAACCCCAACATTACTGTTGACAGGTACGTGGTTTTTAACCACCTTGAAAACACGTGGTATTACGGGAACATGCCCCGTACCTACTGGCTTGACAGTCCTTTGCGTACTGTGCCGTTGGCAGCGGGATATAACGGACAACTCTTGTACCACGAGACAGGGAACGACGATGGCACGACAAATCCGCCTAGCGCAATTGTTGCGTACTGCCAGTCCTCTGACTTTGACATTGGTGACGGCCACAACTTTGGCATGGTGACACGTATCATCCCTGACGTTACTTTTGACGGCTCAACCGCAGCTCAACCGATTGTGACGTTTGGTGTGCGCCCTCGCCAAAACCCCGGTGCTAATTACGGCCCAGCGGAGTATCCGGACGTAGTGAGCGCAAACAACTACGCTACGGTACGGTATTACAACGTACAGCAATTTACCCAGTACGTCTATGTCCGAATACGGGGTCGCCAAATGGCATTCCGTGTTGGGTCCGATGACCTCGGTACGGCATGGCAGCTAGGTGTTCCACGGATTGACATTAGGCCCGATGGGCGGAGATAAGCATGGCCAGTAAAACATTCGTTGCCCCGCGCCTACCTGCTGCACCTCTTGAGTACAGCCCGCAGTTTATTGACCAGCTGACAAGCATTCTGCGCCTGTATTTCACGCAACTGGACAACCCGTCACCTATGTTGGCGGCGTCGCAGAACGTAGGCTCACTCACCGCGCCTGTGATTTCTGCTTTGACTTTTGCAGAGCCTGACCCCGCAGTGCGGGGTGCGTTCAAGCTTAGTTTGCCCACTCAGGCAGACTTTGCTAATTTGCGCTCCGGCGATGTCTACTGCGACACATCCAGTGGGGGCACCAGCTACCCTCTTCGCATCAAGGCGTAATTGTCTTGATTACCCACACCTGATAAGATACCCCCACCCTTACGGCGCAAGGAAAAACAATGGCTACCACCCCCCAACAAGGCATCATGGCGCTCCCAGAAGGCGGCCAAGAGCAGCAAGCAACACAACTCGGCCTCGATGATTCCTACGACGCGATCCGAGGGGGCCTAAGCGAGGCTAGCCCTGAAGCTTCTGCCCAAGTGCAGCAACAGCTCAATGCCATCTTGCCCGCACTGGACCAGTTGACGGATGAGCAGCTTGACAGCCTCGTGGAAATCGTGCAGTACATGTATGACCATGAAGAAGAGTACCCAAAGCTGGTTGCGGATTTGGTCAGTCAAGGTATTGTTGATGAGGGTGTTTTCCCTGAAGAATATGACCCCGAAGTGATTGCCACCTTAGGCATGGTATTGCTGGAAGCCAAGCGCCAACGCCGTGCTTCGGCCCCTCAGATGCCTGAGCCTCCCGTAGGCATGGCCCGCGGCGGTATTGCTGAAGCTGCACGTATGGTGGCTGGAAGCGGCCGTAATGGCGACACCATGCTGGCCCACATTACTCCAGAAGAAGCCATGCTGCTTAAAAAGCGTGGCGGATCGGGAACGATCAACCCTAAAACAGGGCTGCCAGAGTATTTTCTTAAGAAGGCATTTAAAGCAGTGACGGGCGCGGTCAAAGGCGTGGTCAACGGTGTTGTGAACACGGTCAAGGACTTTGCCAAGTCCACCGCAGGCAAGATTTTGATTACAGCTGCTTTGGCCACGTTCCTTGGCCCGGGCGCATTTGGTGTTGCAGGCATGAACCTTGGCGCAGGTGCGGCACTGGGTCTTGCTTCTGCAGGCACTTCCATTCTGGGCGGAGGCAACTTTAAAGACGCGCTGCAAGCAGGTGCAAAGGGCTACTTCCTTGGCGCGGTAGGCGGTGCAGCTGGTTCAACATTGGGGGCCCCTATAGGCGTGACAAGCGCCGCGGGCCAAGCAGCTCTGGGCGCTGGCGCAGCAGGCACAGGCTTGGGCCTCCTGACTGGCCAGAGCTTGAAGGATTCTGTGAAGTCTGGCTTGACGGCGGCTACCGTTGCAGGTCTCAGCACGGGCGCATCGCAAGGATTCAATACTCCTGCGCAAGCGGGCAACGTCTCGGTTGATCCCAAGACGGGGCAGGTCACCACGGGCGGCACACCCCCTGTGGCCCAAAATGCCCCAGCTGCAGGCACTGATCCCATGGGTGACTTTATTGCACAAAATGATGCACTTCGCACTGCGGCTAATACTCCTGCGCCTCCCGTTCCTAGGGTAGAACCAAGCATCACTGATTCAATTTCTGATTTCTACGACAAAAACATCTCTCCTTCTGGCCGTGCGGCCAGTGGATTGGCCGATGCAAAAGCAAGTGCATTGAGTTCGTACAAGGCAGATATTGCAGCGGGAGTTCCTGAAAGCATTGCGGCCCAAGGCTACCAAGCGGCACTAAAAGCGGCCACTCCCGGCGTGTTCAGCACCTATGGCCCAATGATTGGTGCAGGCATGGGCGCAGCTGCTTTGTTGGGCGGCTTTAATTCAAAGCCTGTTCAAGCCAGTTCCGGCGCAATGAACATTGCATCGGGCCAAGCCACGCGTGACTTGATGGCGGCCAACCCCAAAGACTACTTGGTGCAAAACTTGCCCGGCGTGCAGTATGACGCCAAGGGCAATATCACTGGTTCTACGTCTTGGACACCTCGTAAAGCAGAGCAAACGGAGGTTGGTTCTGCTGAATACATTCCGTTCAAGCTTCCTACCTATCAAACCCCTGCCAACAGCATCGGCAGCCCTCAGGTGCCCCAGCCATACAACATGGCCGACATGTACACCAACTTGCAACCCCCACGCTTCGCGGCCCAAGGCGGCATGATGGAGACGCAGGGTGCATTCCCGGCCAATCCCCTGACCATGCAGAGTAACCCCGCTATGGCCATGGGCGCACAGCCCTTGCCCATGAATACACCGGGTGTCCCAATGAACGTGCCTATGGGTTTTGCAAACGGCGGAATGCCTCCCGTAGGTATTGCTAGTTTGGCGGCGGGCGGTTATCCTCCTCGCACTGGTCAAATCAGCGGTCCGGGGACCGAGACCTCAGATGACATCCCTGCAATGCTTTCCGACGGTGAGTTCGTGATGACCGCCAAGGCCGTAAAAGGCGCAGGAGGCGGCAGCCGCCGAGCAGGCGCAAAGAAAATGTACGCTCTCATGCATCGCCTTGAGAAAAACGCAGCACGGGGATAAAACATGGCAACAGGCGCACCATCCGCAAACATCAGTGAACAGTACGTCCGGGAAGCACCGGACATTGAAGCCTATAAGTTAGGCTTAATGAAGTCGGCGCAGGCATTGACAATGCCTACACTGCCGGACTACAAAATTGCGGGCATGACCGACCAGCAAAGGGCGGCAATCACAGCCGGTCAGCAGGGTATTGGCGCGTATGTGCCGTACTTGCAGAGCGGTGCACAAAATATAACGGGCGGTGCGGGAGCCATTGGCGAAGCTGCAGATATTTTGCGTGGCTCGGACACCCGTGGACAATTTGCTGCCGCTCAAAACGCATACAACCAAGCCGCTGGTGCTGCTTCGGGTATTGGCGCATTGTCCAACGTCGCTGGGGCAGGCATGGGCCTTCTTGGCCAAGGCAGTCAAGACATTGACATTGCACAGCAAATGGCTGCCCGGAATCAATCCGCTAATCTCGGTGAATCACAAGACTTCTTGCGCGGTTCTGCTTATCAGGCCTTAAATGCTTCGCAGTTGGGCAACGCTCCGCAGGCGCAAGCCGCGGGCAACGTCTCAAACCAACAGGTCACTGCGGGCAATATTCAAGCGGCTCAGATGGGTCCCAGCCAATACGTCACTTCTCGGGACGTAAATGCGGGCAATATTCAAGCGGCTCAGATGGGTCCTGCCCAACAAGTAGAGACACAAAGCTTTGCACAGCCCGGCGCAGCGGCCAACATGATGTCGCCCTACATGGACGCGGTGGTCAAGGCCCAGCAGCGCGAAGCAATGCGCAACGCGGGCATCATGGGACTGCAGCGCAATGCAGCTGCCACCAAATCAGGAGCATTTGGCGGCTCTCGTCAAGCGATTGAGAACGCCGAGGCCGAGCGCAATCTGAACACCCAGCTGGGAGACATTCAGGCTACAGGTCTGCAGAGTGCTTACCAACAAGCTCAAAGCCAATTTAACACCGAGCAGCAGGCGCGGCTCGCGGCCCAACAAGCCAACCAACAGGCAGGCCTTACCGTGGGCTCGCAAAACCTCAATGCACAGCAACAAGCATCGGTGCAGAATGCTGCCAACCAGTTGCAAGCACAGGGCATGACTGCCCAACAGGCATTGCAAGCAGCCTTGGCTAACCAGCAGGCTGGTCTTACCGTGGGCTCGCAAAACCTTAATGCACAGCAGCAGGCCAATGTGCAGAACGTGGCGAACCAACTGCAAGCAAGTGGCATGAACGCACAACAGGCTATGCAAGCCGCTTTGGCCAACCAAGGCGTGCAACAGCAAACGAATTTGTCCAACCAAGCAATGCAGGGCCAGTATGGCCTACAGGGCGCTCAATTGGGCATGCAAGCAGCGCAACAGGCTTCCAACGTGGGCCAAGCACTAGGTTCTCAGCAGATGCAAAACACTCAACTGGGCCAAAGCGCAGCCAACTTGTACGGCAACCTCGGCACCAACCAAGCAGGCTTGGCTGGTCAGTACGCCAACATCGCGGGCCAGCAGGCCAATATTCTGGGCCAGCAGGCGCAGGCGCAGGGAGCCATTGGCCAAGGTATTGGTACATTGGCTGGCCAGCAGTATGGCATTGGTTCAAGCATGGCACAGGGCCTTGGTTCGTTGGGCACGTCGCTTGGCAACATGGGTGTGCAGCAAGCCGCTTTGGGCCAGACAGCACAGCAGCTGGCCACCAACGACGTCAACAACTTGTACAGCTTGGGCGCTACGCAGCAAAAGCAAAACCAAGCCGTGTTGGACGCGGAACGTGCCACCCAGATGCAAAACGCAATGCAGCCGTACCAGCAGATTGCTTTCCAATCGGACATCTACAAGGGTGCACCATCCACGCAGATGGCAGTTACGCAACAAGCTTCAGCATCTCCAAGCCCCTTCCAACAAGTCGCAGGCGTAGGTACGGGTATTCTTGGCTTGGCCGGGGCAGGCAAGGCCATGAACCTCATTTAAGGAAATATGATGGAAGACGAAGTTTTAAGCCGCTCCATGTTCAACAAACCCATGACCAAAGCTACCCGTAGCTCTGGCATCATGGCGGGTTTTGACGACGAGGAAATGGATGACATGCAGCCACAAGAGCCAGAAGAGCAGATGTCTCCCATGGCCCGTACGCCGCAAAACCCTGAAATCTTGATGAACACCTTGCGCGGTGACATGCGCTCTGTTGACGCACGTGTACAAGAACTTGCACAGATGGTGGGCGAAGAAGCCGCCATGGAAACCCCTCCAGAAGTCTTGGCGCTGTTGCAGTCGCAACTGGCCCAGCAGGCCCAAGGCGGCATTGGTGCCCTTCCTCAGTCCGCAGGTATGCCCGCGGCTCCCGGTGCTGCCCCTCAAGGCGCGATGCCCGGCATGCCCCCTCAAGGAGCTGGCATGCAAGCGCCAGAGGGTGCACCCCCTTTTCCACAGGGGGAATCAGCCCCCCAACAATTTAGTCACGGCGGCGCGGTAGAGCCTGCAACTCCTGATGGCATGCCTCCGATGCATGCTTTCTTGGGTTCGTTCGTGAGCCAAGGCGCACGGCTTGCTCAAATGGGTGCCGACAAGGCGGCCATGCTTGGCCAAGAAGCCAACATTATTGGCGGCCGTTTGGCGTCTCAGGGTTTTCCCCAGCAGTTCCCTGCCATTCTTGAGAACCTGCGCGGTCCCGGCGGCAAGTTCACCGCTGACCAGATGGTGAAGTACCCAACGCTGACTCAGCATTTGGGCAACATAGGCACGAAGCTGGCTGATGAGTACCCACGTGCTGCAGGCGCGTTGAGCGCGGTCACGCAGCCTGTGGTTGCTGGCGCAGCCACCTTGGGTGCCTCCATTCCCGTCATCCGGGACATGATGTCTTCAAATGCCCTGTCCCCAGAAGAAGAGCAGCGCCGCAACTACTTGATCAGCCAGATTCCAACGACGCATGAGTTGACAAACACAGCGCCTTCTACAGAACCTGCCCCTGTTCCATCAGCGCCCAAAAAACCTGCAACACCTGTGCCTGAGGCCACAATTGCTGCTGTCGCTGAAGGCACTGGCGAGAAGACCACAGATCAGTTCATCAAGGACCAAGCAGCAAAACCGTCAGGTGCTGCTATGGGTCAGGTCGCCCCTACTTCCGATGCGGACTCCATCCGCAACAAATACAAAGAGTACGGTCCGTTGTTCAAGGAAATCTTGGGCGACAACCAAGACGACATGCGTACAAACGCTATGTTGTTGCTCGCCGATGCGGGCTTTAAGTACGCCAGCGCACGCCCAACTGCTGGGTCAACCCCTTTCACTATGTTCGCTGAAGCCTTTGGCGACTTGCCAAAAGGCATGGCCACTTTGGCCGCACAGGCACAGGATCGCAAGATCAAGATCAACACCGCCGCACTGCAACAAGCAGTCTCCGATGTCACGACAGCCAAGAAAGAGACTCAAGCCCTCAAGCTGGAAATCCTTAAGGGCGATTACCGCATCATGGCTGAGCAGGCCAAAGCCGGTGGAGCAAAGCTTGAGGATGGCGGCGCAGGTTTGGTTATCGCAAGCACAAACAAGGGCGGTTTTGCAGGGGTGTCTATTGATCCCAAGAACCCAACCGTGCAGTCGGCCGTTACCAGCCGTTGGACGCTCAATGACGCAAACCCATTTGTGGAGTTCCGCGGTCAAGCGCCTACATCTGTCGAGACCGACAAAGCAGAGCGCATCAAGCTTACTTCCACCCTGCGTTCGTTGGACAACAGTTTGTCTACTCTGGACAACCTGAAGGGCGATTACGCAGGAGCCTATGGCCCCGGAGCGTGGTTCTCGGACAAGATCAACAACTTGTTGGTGCCTGTGGTGCCTTCCGCCGTTGTGCGCCCAGACGTTAATCTGGCCGACACCTCCACTCGAATCAGCACGGGCATGAACAGCATCTTGAAGAACATTGCTTCTGCCAATGATGGTGGTCGAGTGGCCGTACAAGAGCAAGAATGGGCCCGCGAAACGGCCAAGGGCATCAGCGACCCCACCAAGTTCTTCTCGGACAAAGAGTTGGCGGCCAAGCAGTTTAGCAGCATGGAGGCCATGTTGCGCAACTCTCGCCAACAGGTGCTCACGCAGCTGGGCTACGAGAGCGGCGACTATGTCATGCGCACGCCCAACACGGGCACAAAGAACGATCCGTTCGTTGTGCCTACCGATCCAAAAGCGCAATCGCAGATGTTTAACTTCCTTGGCAGTACCATTGGGCGTATTCAAAACCCCTCGGCTATGGTGTACTTGAGGTTGCCAAACGGCACGACACAGGCATTCAACCCCAGCCAACTACAAGGATTGATTAAGCAATGACCACGCTTACCAACGCCAACGGAGAGCTAGTTGATCTGACCACTGGAGAAGTTGTGGGCCGCGCCGAAGGTACGCCCGCAGCTACCACGGACCCCAGAAAAAACACTGGTCAGGAGCAGACGGTCTCCAATCCAATCATGGGGCTTGTGAACAACGCCTCATGGGGATTCAACGCGGCGTTGTTTGCCTTGCCTGACGCAGCGGTCAAAGAGATCGGCCGTCAGATGCGCATGAAGCCTGAGGAGATCACCACTCTTACCAAGATCTTTAACTCGGGTGAAGTGGCTCCGCGCAACTCCGAAGAACGCTATGCCCGAGCCGCGGGCGAAGGCTTGGGTGGCACGCTTCCCTTCACAGGTATCTTGGCCGCGGCTGCCCGTGCACGACCCATGGTCATGGCCGCACAGCCCACTGCTGGCGTCATTAAAAGCATTGCAAATGATGCAATCAAGATGGCCCAACAGGCTCCTGTGAAAACAGCTGCGCTGGACTTGGCGTTTGGCGCAGGATACGAGGGACTACGTCAAGCTGTTGAAGAAAACGTCAGCGAAGACAACCAATACAAGCCCCTGCTCAAAGAGCTTTTGCCTGCTGCCACTTTTGTTGGTCTGCCCTTGGCCGCTGCCACTTTGAGCCCCTCTGCCTTGGCCGTGCGCGGAGGCAAGCAGCTGCAGGACAAGTTGGTCAACAGCCTCGGCCCAGTGGGCCAAGAAGTGTTAGCCCAAGAAACGGGCTTGTTCAAGATGCCCGGTTTTCGTGTGGTGCCTTCCTTCCTGATTGGCCGCGCAGAGAAAAAGCTCACCAGTGTTTTTGGCGACATCCAGAAAAACCCAGAGGCACTGAAGGCGCTGGACGAGCTCAACACTATTCTTGCAAGCCCCGACATTGAAAAGCTGGGCTTCCAGTTTGGCGTGGCCGAACGCTACATGGACCCTGCTTTGATGCAGAAACAAGCTGAGATTTTGCAAGGCATGTCACCCGCGGACCTCGCACCTTTCCGTAAGCAGTACGCTGAAAACCAAGCCAAACTTGAGCAGCTGTTCTCCACCTTTTCCCCTTCGTCACGCAAAGGCGTGGAAGAGGCGTTCCGTGCTGCTCAACAAGAGCGCCAAGCCTTCTTTGACAGCATGATGGCCGAGCGCCAAGGTTTGACCGACTCTGAACGCGAGCTCATAAGCCAGCGCTTTGGCCCACAAGACCCGGACAAAATCAACAACGAATTGCGCGGCGTGTTGATGTCGGGCATGGAGATGGATGCCAGCATGCGCCAGAACATCTTGAAAAAGATGGGCCTGAAGCAGGCCACGGCCCCGGATGGCACACCGCTGCCCACGCGTCAAGACGGTCAGTCCCTGTTCCCGGCACGTGACATGGAAGCTGCAGCTACTGCTTTGATCGAGAAGTACAAGCCTGAGCGCCCCTCAATGCGCGTCAATGTCCCTGCGCCTATCCAAATGCTCGAGCGTTTTGTCAAAGGCCAGCAGCAGGCACGCGATGCCATGACGGACAAAATGCTGACCCAGTTGACTGATCAGACAATTGCCGAGCAACTTGGTCCACTGGCCAAGGAACTGCCTCCCGACTTCCAAAAAGCCTTGCGCGACTCCGTGCTCCAGCTGGTGAAGGGAGACATGGGCAAAGGCGCTAAACGCAAAGTCACCTTGGCGGATATTGCTGCCAAGCCTGATTCCAGCGGCAACATCGTTGTGGCCACGGGTATTCCCGGCCGCAAGGTAACGGTCAATCCTGCCCAGCTCCAAGAAGACGCTGCCCGGATTGCGGCGGCCAACACAGGGATTGACATCAACGTTCCGGAGGCTTTGGACTACTTGCAGTCCGCCCAGCGTTTCCGCAACGATTCATTGGGCAACTACAACGCCGCCATGATGAAGGGGCGCACACGTTTGACGGACGCCCAGCGTATTACGGACACAGGCGATGCCGTGTTCCGCGACATAGAAAAGCTGGTTTTGGACCACGCGCCAAAGGTTAAGCAGGAGTATGAGGGTCTGAAAATGATCCTTGACGACTACAAGGCAGGCTACGAGAACAGTCTGCCCCTGTTGATGACGCAGAAGACCCGTGGGGGCCAAGAATACTACTTGCCCAACGAGGACCTGATGGCCACCGCATTCAAGAATGCGGATCGTTTGCGTCAGCTGCAGGTGACGATTGGCAACAACCCTCAAGGCAAAGAGTTGCTTGAAAAGGGCGCTGTGGATTGGCTGCGCGGCAAACCTATCTTTGACAAAGACGGCCTGATCGACGCAGACAAGTTGCGCCGAGTCATGGACCAGAACAAGAACATCATCGAGACCCTTCCTGCCAGCGTTCGCTTAAAGATTCAGGATGAGGTTCAGTTCTCTGACAACATTGCCAAGCGGTTGGCCGAGCTCGATGAGCGCCGCATCCAAGCCAAGGATGCTGATCTGGACACATTGTTGGCCAAGGCATCCAAGACTGACGCTGACCCTCGTCAGACGCTTGAAAAAGCGATCAAGGACCCCGCAGCAATGCGCACCTTGGTCAATGAGATGTCCAAGGACCCTGAGAACTTGGCCGCGCTGCGCCGCTCAGTGTTTGAGCTTGCCACCGAAGGTGCCACCAAAGGTGGTGCACTGGAAGGCTTCTTGCGCAACAACGAGAAGTCAATGAGGGTTTTGTTTGGTGGCACCGAACATTTTGGTAACTTGCAGAAGTTGGCCAACATCCAACGCCGCGTCAATGCTTTCTCCGATATCACGGGCCAAGTTCCTGTGTTTGAAACAGCCGACCAGCAGTTGCAGGGCCTGTTTGGCGTGAGCATTCCCTACTTGACTACCAGCATCCGCAACGTGGCCATGCGCAACGTGTCCAAAGAAACCATGATGGTGACCCTTGGCACGCGCTTGATGAACGCCAAGGAACAGAAGGTGTTTCAGCGCATGTTTACTCGGGCGCTTGAGGACCCAAAGTTTGCGGACAAGATGACCAACTTGAACACGCCTTCTGCGGCCGCCGCGGTAGCCAAGCAGCTTCAAGAGTTTGGGGTGTCACCAAAGCGTCTGGCGGATATCCTGACTGCGCCCGCAGCTTCCCGTGCGGCGGTGATCGAAGCCCAAAACTTAGCACAGCAGGGAAATGAGCCCGTACCCACCAACATGGCCAACCTACCTGTGGCTCCACGTGGCCCAACAGCAGCACAGATGCTCAAAGCACAGCCCCCGGCTCCCGCAACACGCGGCACGAACTTCAACCCACGTCTGCCTACCGCCCCCGCGGTGCAGCCCGGCCAGTCCCAAGTGCCCTTGATGTATCCTGCCATGTTCCCCAACGACCCGATCAGCGCCCTGCTGCAGCAGCGCCAAGCGGGCATGGCACCACAACAATAACGGAGTAGATGATGGAAATGATTGGACGTTTGGTAGGCACGCTGTTCTTGGCCCGTGAGTATGCTCACCGGGCGCACTTGCGCGTGACGGGCCCCGGCAGCTTCGCCAAGCACTCTGCTTTGGGTGAGTTCTACACTGCCATCATTGACCGCGCCGATGAGCTGACAGAGGCCTACCAAGGCCGCCACGATATCATCGAGATCCCGTACTTGGACATGATCACCGAAGAGGACCCTGTCAAGGCGCTTGAAACACTGCTGGACGACGTGGAAAAGATTCGCTACGATGCCATTGACAAAAAAGATTCCGCCCTGCAGAACATTGTGGACGAGGCCGTGGCTACGTTCCTGTCTGCGCTCTACAAATTGCGTAAACTGAAGTAAGGGAAAACACCATGAAAAAAGAAGTATGGGACAAGCCCCGCCCCAAGGGCCTTGCCAAACCAAAGAAGCTCAGTCCTGCCAAGAAGACCGCTGCCAAGGCAATGGCCAAGAAGGCAGGTAGGCCTTACCCCAACATGGTGGATAATATCCGCGCCGCTAAGAAGGGCTGATTGCAGTTGTCATCATAAAAGCGGGGTTTCTCCCCCCGGGGTGGCAATTTGACCCGGGCCCACAAGGTCCGGGTCTTTTTTATGGAACGCCTCCACTCTGCGTTTCCACTGGTCTTTGTATCCTTCAAACTCGCGGCCACAAGACACAAACTCCTTGGTCAGGCCATCTTGCGACACCATCATGATGACCCCTTGGTCAATCGTGGTGCCGTGGTTCTCGTTGTGTGCGATAGCGTATGCGGCCAGTTGGACAAAGTAGTCCTCAATCCACTTACGCTCTTTCATCTTGTTGGCCTGCTTAAAGTCCATGATGCAGGGCTTTGCGCCTGCGCCGACATACAGGCGGCTGCGGTATACCCCAACACAGTCCGTGGACCCCGCATAACGCAGCTGGTTTGAGTAAACGCTGACCTCGGAGCCCCACACCTCATCGACATACGGGAAGAACTCCTCCAACAGCTTGTAGCCCATCCAATAGCCCTTGGCGGCCATCCATGTTCGGGGTGCGGGTAAATCCCTATTCAAGAGTAATCGTTCGATTACATTGTGCATGTGGGTGCCCACAAGTGCAGCATCCATACGAATGCGGTCCGCCTCCTCCTGACCGATCCTCGCGGCCCACGCATCGAGGTGACCGCGGTCCTTGGTGGCCGACAGAATTGTCGTGACGCTAGACAGGCGCTCTTCTGTGCCGCGCAGCTGATAGTAACGCCCCGCAGGATCATCTATACGGATGAGCTTGGGGTATTTGTAGCGTGGGCGCAGGGGTACGAGTTGCATCATTTGATCCAGTCTTTGAGTTCTTCGCCAAGCACTTGGTTGGCGATGTTGATTTTATTGCGCAGCGCTTTGACAATGTGCTCATCCACCGTCCCGGGGCTGATGAAGTCGATATAGGTCACCTTATCTGTCTGGCCGATACGGTGTGCGCGGTCCTCGGACTGCAGGCGCTTTTCCAAGTCAAACGAGTTGCTGTAGTAGATGACGGTCTTGGCCTCAGTTAGGGTAATCCCGTAACCGCCTGTGCTGGGGTTGCCAACGAAGAAGCGCAGCTCACTGGCCGGGTCCTGAAACTTCGTCACGATTTCTTGGCGCTCCTCTGCTTCGGTGTCGCCAAAGTAGGTAGCCACAGAAGTCATGCCGTATTCCTTTTGGATGGCCAGTTTGATGTTCTCAATGTCCCTGCGGTAGTTGGCCCAGATGATGACCTTGCCTTGGCATTCTTCGAGCGTGGACATCAGCTCGTTGACGCGGTTGCTGGGGATGTCGACTTGTTGGCCATCGTCAAACTTCACGTGGCCACAGCAAATCTGGTGTAAACGCATAATTTGCGTCAACGCGTTGTTTGTAGACATAAGGTTGCCGTCGACCAGCGCAAGGGCCATCAGCTTCATCTGGTCGTAGTACTTCTTTTGCTCTGGCGTGAGCTCGATCTCACGGCGCAAGAACACCTTGTCGGGCAGGTCCAAGCATTCATCCTTGGTCACGCGGAAGGCAAAGTGCTCGAGCTTCTTTTGCAGCTCGTCCAAGTGGCGGTAGCCAATGATCTGTTTGAAGGTGTGGGTGGCCATCTTGCGTTCAACAAGGACCGCGTACCGCGCTTGGAAGGCAAAGTAGCTGTTGTAGTTGAGGTATTCGGGCCCAAGGAATTCGCACTGGCTGTAGACATCCAGCGGCGACTTGGTGACCGGGGAGCCCGTGGCGATGCGCCTGTACCGCGCCTCACGGCCTACCTTAACGATGCCCTTGGTGCGCTTGGCCTTGGAGTTCTTAATGGTGGTGGACTCGTCGATGGCCATGAAGGAGTTGGTGACGCGCAAGAAGGTGCGTGCAAAGGAGATGCCTTTCTCCGTGCTGAACGCCTCGACGTTCATGACCAAGATGCGTAATTTGTCCACATCATTGAGCATGGCGTCCATCTCCAGCTTTTCTGCCTTGCGGGGACTGGGGCTCCATGCGGCCATGGCATAGGTTACGTGATCAGGCATGTGCTTGGGGATTTCAGAGGTGTACCAATTCCGGTAAACGCCTTTTGGTGCTACGATAAGCATCGCATTTATTTTGCCTTTGTCGTACAACATGGCTGCATTGTTGATGAGCATAAAGCTCTTGCCAGTGCCCATCTCGGCAAAGAGGGCAGCCCCTTCGTCCTCCCAGAAACGCTGCAAATACGCGGCTTGGTGGACGAATGGTTTGTTCTTGAACGGGTACCGTTCTAAAAAATAATCCATAATCTTTCTTCACTTTCTTTTTAAGGGTGTTGACATCCCTGAAAAGTAGTGTACACTAATCGTACGTTTTTAGAAAGGATAGCGTAACGTGACTGAACAGACTTCAATTGTGTATGTTGTGCAAGAGATGCCCAACCATGACATTGCCCCGGCGATGAAATATGGTGAATTAAAGGTATTGCTGCCCTCCAACACTCAAATTGCTTTTTCTACTGTGCCTACTGTGCGCTTGCTCAAACGCAAGCTGCGTGGTTTCACAGACAAGGATTTCCTGTTGTTGACAGGAGACCCTGTGGCTATGGGCTTGGCCAGCTCGATAGCCGCAGCCTATAACTCTGGCCGTTTCCGTGTGCTGAAGTGGGACCGCCGCGAGCGCATGTACATCCCTGTTAGTATTGACATTACCGAGAATGGAGAAAGAGATGAGTAACGTAAACGTGTTTGAGCAGGACGCTGATGCCCTGCAAATCAAAAATGAGGACCTGTCCTCCGTTGGTGCTTTGGCCAAACGTGCTAAAGAGCTCGAGAAAGAAATCACCGATATTGATGATGTTCTTACTGAGCGCAAGAACCAGCTGCGTAAGATGTTGGAAGAGACTATCCCTGCAATGCTGCAGGAACTAGGCATGTCCGACTTCACTATGGCTGACGGTAGCAAGATTACTGTCAAGCCCTTTTACAGCGCATCCATCAAGGATGACAACCGTGCGCAAGCCTTTGAATGGCTGCGCGAAAACGGCTACGACGACATCATCAAGAACACTGTGTCCGTACAGTTTGGCCGTGGCGAAGACGGCCTGTGCGACACATTACTGAATCAACTGCGCGAGCAGAACTACCCAGTTCAGCAAGCACAGAAGATCGAGCCCCAGACCTTGAAAGCTTGGGTTCGCGAGCAGGTGGAACGCGGAAGCGAGTTCCCCACAGAGCTGTTTGGCGTATTCGTAGGCCAAAAAGCAACCATCAAATCAGCATAAACGAAAGAAAATCTATCATGGCAAAGAACGAAATTGCAGTAAAAGACGCCAACACTGCATTGGCATTGGTCGGTGGTTTTGAAGATGACGCAAATAGCGGTTTTGAGGGCATGGGTCAGGAAGACTTTGCGCTTCCCTTCCTCAAGCTCTTGACCAACACCAGCCCTGAAGTGGGCGAAGTGGACGGCGCTATGCCCGGCTTCATCATGAACACCGTGACAGGCGAGTTGCACGACGGCAAGAAGGGCATCACTGTCATTCCAGTCGCCTACGTGCGTCAGTACATTGAATGGGCACCACGCGGCTCCGGCAGCGGCGCACCAATCAATATCTACCCCGCCACGTCAGACATCCTGACTCGCACTCACCGCGAGCCCGGCGAATCCAAAGACTTCTTGGACAACGGTAACTACATCGAGAACACAGCCAATCACTACGTGATGGTCTTGAACGACGTAGGTATCCCTGAGCCAGCGTTGATTGTGATGAAGTCGACACAGCTGAAAAAATCACGCAAGTGGAACAGCATGTTGATGTCTACCAAGTTGATGGGCAAGAACGGTCCTTTTACGCCTCCTATGTACTCCCACATGTACCGTCTTAGCTCGCAAGCTGAGTCAAATGACAAGGGCAAGTGGTTTGGTTGGGAAGTCGAGAAAATTGGTCCTATCGAGGACATGAATCAGTACGCTGCCGCCAAGGCGTTTGCTGCACAAGTGGGTGCAGGAGACGTTAAGGTTAAGCACGAGCACGAGGGTGCTGGCACGAGTGCCGAAGCCGCCCCCTTCTGATTTAAGGGGCCCCTTCTGGGGGCCCCTCTTCCGATAGAGAGACGAGATGACCGACATTACAAAATTCAAAACAATATTCAGCGGTCTGGATATTGCATATGGCACGTACAGAATTAAATCGGAGCGAGGCGATGGAAAACAAGCCGGACAGGCCACGGTGGTTAGGAAGCCCCCAACAGATGATCTTTGGGTCAAACATTTGGAAGGCGTTGAGCCTTCTCTTGGCATTATCCCTATTCGTGCCGATAACAGTTGCATATGGGGCTGCATTGACATTGACCAGTACCCTCTCGACCATAAAGGCTTGGTTGAAAAAGTAGCACAACTCAAGCTGCCCATGGTGGTATGCCGAAGCAAATCAGGAGGCGCACATGTCTTTCTCTTTACTCGAACGCCAGTCCCAGCACGGGACTTCCAAAACTATCTCAAAAATGCAGCTGCGCTTCTTGGGGAAGCAGGTCGCGAAATATTTCCTAAGCAAGCGGAGATTCTTATCGACCGCGGTGACACAGGGAACTTCCTCAACCTGCCCTACTTCGCAGGTGAATCCAGTACGCGTTATGCCTTCAACAGTGATGGGTCAGCGGCATCGATGGAAGAGTTTTACGCACTATATGATGCCAATGTCCAAGACTCATTGGACTTTGTGCCTGAACCGCCGAAACAAGCTGAGAGTCCCATCAAAGACGGCCCGCCTTGCCTGCAGGCTTTATGTGCCCAAGGATTCCCAGAGGGTACGCGCAATAATGGACTATTCAACATTGCTGTGTATCTTAAGAAGGCCCACCCAAGCACGTGGGAAGACAAGATGGTGGAGTACAACTTTAAGTACGTATCTCCCCCACTACCAAATAACGAGGTCCAAGTTGTTCTTAAGCAGGCCAATAAAAAGGACTATCACTACAAGTGCAAAGACGCCCCCCTTAACGGTTTCTGCAACAGCGGGCTCTGCCGTACGCGCAAGCACGGTATCGGAGCCAATAGTCCTGATGCGCCTCAGATAGCCTCCCTCTCAAAGTACGCCAGTGAACCACCCTTATGGTTCTTGGATGTGAACGGCCGTCGCATCGAGCTTGAGACAGATGCGCTGCACACACAGACCCTGTTCCAAAAAGCGTGCCTCGAGAAGATCAACTTACTTCCCCCCACCCTGCGTAAACAGGACTGGGAGAACTTGTTGAACGCCCTCTTGAAAGAGATGGTGGAGACAGAACAGATTACGGAAGCATCGGAAGACACCAGCGTCACCGGCAAGTTCAACGACTTGTTGGAAGAGTTTGCTGCCCATATGCAGCAGGCCATGGCTCGAGACGAAATGCTCATGGGCCGTCCATGGACTGATGACGACGAAGCCAAGACCTACTTCCGTATGAAGGACCTCGAAGCCCACTTGAAGCGCAACAACTTCGCTGGCCTGTCTGCACCGAAGATGGCCCAGCGTCTGCGTGACATGGGCGGCGAACCAGTCAGTCTGTTCCTAAAAAATAGAACTGTACGCTGCTGGCGTATACCGAAGTTTGATAAGCAGGATGCACCGTTTGATACGCACACCACACGCGTAGAAGGGAGCCCATTTTGAAAACGATCATCCACGTCAATCAGCATGTCATCCGCTCCAACCGCAAGACAGGGGCCACGGACCCCGTCTTGACTGTCAAGACCTACAAAAGCAACACCTATGCACATGAGGTGGAGATCTTGGGGCCGTCCAAAGTGGTCTACAGCGAAGACAAACCCTTGTCTTGCGGGGCGCATGTTTGGATTGAGACGCAGGCAGAGGTCAAGGTCATATCATGAGCCACGTCCATAAGGTCTTTGGTCCACCCGGGTCAGGCAAGACAACGTATCTGCTGAACGTGGTGGAGAAAGAGCTGGCCGATGGCATCCACCCAATGCATATCGGCTATTTCAGTTTTACCCGGAAAGCAGCTAACGAAGCACGCGACAGGGCCACTGAAAAATTCCCTTCGCTCAACGCCAAGACGGACTTCCCATTCTTTCGCACGCTGCACAGCCTCGCCTTTCGCTGCATGTCGGTCAAGGCTGACATGATCATGCAGCCAGAACACTACCGCGAGTTTGCTGCTCAAGCGGGCATTGAATTGAGCATCACCACCGAAGACGAAGTGGACGTGGCCAAGGCCGACAACCCCATCTTGAATGAGATCAACTTAGCCCGCATCAGGGGCGTGGACCTGCGCCAGCACTACAACCAAAGCGGCTTGGATATCGAGTGGTATCACTTCGAGTTTGTGGAGCGGTCCTATCGTCATTACAAGCGCAGCAAGGACCTGCTGGACTTCACTGACCTGTTGGAGATGGCTGTAGTCGATCATGAACGATTGCCCTCACTAGAGGTCCTAATTGTTGACGAAGCGCAGGATTTAAGTCGCTTGCAGTGGCAAATGGTCGAGGCCTTGGCTGCGAAAGCGAAACGGGTATTCCTCGCCGGAGACGACGATCAGGCAGTATTCACTTGGGCAGGGGCCGATGTCAAGAGCTTTTTGTCTTTCCAAGGCCACATCACTGTCCTTGATCAGTCCTACCGCGTGCCGTCAACCGTGCATGCACTGGCCAATCGCATCGTGCACCGCATTCGTGAGCGACAACCCAAGGAATGGAAAGCCCGCGACTTTGAGGGCGAGGTCCGAACCTACTACCGCTTTGAAGACGTTGATGTGGGTGAAGGCCAGTGGCTCATCATGGCCGCCACCAACTACATGCTCAACTCAGTGCACGAATGGCTTAAGAGCCAAGGCATCTTGTTTGAGCGCGGTGGGGTGCCAAGCCTTGCACCTACCATGGTCAAAGCTGTTGTGTCATGGGAGCAGCTACGCAAGGGAGACTACGTGCTTGGCGCAGACATCAAAAACGTCTACAAGTACCTTGGTGGTGAGCACGTGACTCGCGGCCACCGGACCTTTAAAAACGGCGACGACAACACTGAGTACAGCATCAGAGAACTCAAAGAAAGTCACGGCCTGACCACCGAGGCCATCTGGCATGAAGCCTTGACCCGCATCCCTGACGATAAGCGCGAATACTTAATTGCTGTGCTGCGGCGCAAGATCAAGCTGTCCAGTGCTGGCCGCATCAAGCTGTCCACCATCCACGGTGCCAAAGGCGGCGAGGCTGACAACGTCATGTTGATGATGGACCTTTCCCCAAAGTTCGCCAAGGAATACGCAGACAATGGTGACAACGTCCACCGACTTTTTTACGTCGGCATCACCCGCGCCAAGCAATCATTGCACTTGGTGCTCCCCCGTTTTCAAGAAAAAGGCTTTCGACTATGAAAACAATCCCGCTTTTCCCAAACCCTACCGAATGGGTCGCTCCACAATCGTTTCCAAACCTATCTGAAGCCAAGGAGATTGCAATTGACCTCGAAACCTGTGACCCCAATCTGGAATCTTTTGGACCGGGCTGGCCCCGTAACGACGGTTTTATTGTTGGTTACGCTGTCGCCGTTGACGGATGGGCTGGCTACTATCCTGTCGCCCATCAAGGCGGAGGTAACCTCGACAAACGACTCGTCGAACGTTGGATCACCGATGTCTGCAAAACGCAAGCCGACAAAATCATGCACAACGCTGCGTATGACCTCGGCTGGCTTCGTGCCTCAGGCTTTGAAGTCAGTGGCGTCATTTACGACACCATGCTTGCCGCGCCGTTACTCGATGAAAATCGCTTTAGCTTCTCCCTTAATGCCTTAGGCTTTGACTACCTCAAAGAAATGAAGTCTGAGCAGGGCTTGAAGCAAGCGGCCGCCGACTTTGGTGTGCACCCAAAGAAGGAGCTGTGGAAGCTTCCCGCCATGTATGTGGGCGACTACGCCGAGCAAGACGCCGCGCTGACCCTGAAGCTGTGGCACGCCTTCAAAACCAAAATGCGCATTGACAACGTCGAGTCCATCTTTGAGCTCGAGACAGAAGTCTTCCCCGTCTTGTTTAACATGACGTACAACGGCATTCGCTTTGACCGTGTTAAGTGCGGCATACTGATTGACAAACTGATCGTGCGCGAGCAACAGATCCACAAAGAGCTGCGCAGCCTGTGCGGCAACGGCGTGGACATCTGGGCGGCCGCCTCCATCGCCCATGCATTCGACAAGCTGGGCGTGCAGTACGGCAAGACATCAGCTGGCGCACCGAGCTTTACCAAAGGTTTCCTCGACTCCTGCGACCACCCTGTGGCCAAGCTCATCGTGGAGGCCCGCGAGACCAACAAAACGCACAGCACCTTCCTGCAGCCTTACATGGACTTCAGCGCCAAGACTGGCCGCATCCACCCGCACGTCAACCAAATGCGTTCGGACGACGGCGGCACAGTCACCGGACGGCTGTCTATGGCCCAACCCAACTTGCAGCAGGTGCCTGCGCGTCACGAGATCATCGGCCCCATGGTGCGCGGACTTTTCCTACCCGAAATGGGCGAGCTGTGGGCATCAAATGACTTCAGCTCTCAAGAACCCCGCCTGTTAGTGCACTACGCCTCGCTGCTGGGTTTGCCCGGCGCGGAGACCATGGTCGAGGCCTACCAGAACGACCCACAGACCGACTTCCACCAAATGGTCGCAGACATGGCAGGAATCAAGCGTAAGGCCGCCAAAACGATTGGCCTAGGGCTCATGTACGGTATGGGCAAAAACAAGCTTGCAGGGCAGCTAGATCTGTCCTTGGACGAGGCTTCTGAGCTCATCGACACCTTCCACAAAAAAGTCCCGTTCCTGAAGGGCACCGTCAACGCGGTGATGAAGCGCATCGACCACCCCGCATCAGGAGGGGCGATCCGCACCCTGCTGGGCCGCAAGTGCCGCTTCCCGTTGTGGGAGCCGATGGAGTGGGGCGTGAACAAGGCGCTCCCGCATGAGCAGGCCATTATTGAATACGGCCAACGGATCAAGCGGGCGGGCACCTACAAGGGCCTAAACCGTCTCATCCAAGGGTCTGCAGCTGATCAGACCAAAGCAGCCATGGTGGCGCTGGCCAAAGCTGGTTTCACGCCCATCCTGCAGGTGCACGACGAGCTGGCCTTGAGCGTCAAATCCCGTGAGGAGGCTGAGGCTGCTGCAGAGATCATGGCCAAGGCTGCCAACATGGTGGTGCCCAGCCGCTGTGACGTGGAAGTCGGCCCGAGCTGGGGCGAAGCAAAATAAAAGGGCCCTGAGGGGCCCTTTATTCAAAATCCTAGTATCTTTCTAAAGGTCTGCCAGAAACTAGTACGTGTAATTTCTTTGCTCTCAAACAAATCCAATTGAGTAATCGTAAATCGATACTCACCCTTACCTCGGCCCGGAACAAGGACCGCTGCGACCTTGTTTTCGCTAACCAGTTTTAGGCCACATCGGCGGACTACAGAAACAGGAAGTGTTGTAAAAAATGCAATTTCTGAAGTCAAGGCTGTGTGGTTGTTAGAGCGCAAAGCAGCAAGGAACATGGCCCGCGCTTCTGCCGGAGCAATCTTCGCAGGTGTCTTGCTCATCGTGCATTCCCCTTCAGGCGGTCGGCCACTAAGGTGGCGTAGCCAGCAATGTCCACCCAGTTGTCGATGTGGTCAGGGTTGCCGTTGATGATGCGGCCCAGCTTGTGGATGATCATGTCAATCGCCTCGAGCTGATCAAAAGCCAGTGTCGTGCCCCGCTGCTCGATGTAGTTGTACACCAAGCGCTTGGTCATTTGCATGATCTCCGCGCCTTCGATGAACTTGCCGTAGGTCTCGCCGCGGGTATTCAAGACATCGTCCACATTTTGGGGGCTTTGGAACTCAGGCATGTCTGGCATTGCGAGTAATTCCTCAAACTCCGTATTTGCTTCATGCGTAAGCTGTACCTGCTTGCGCAGCTTGTAGACCATGGCAATCGCCGCGTCAAATTTAGCCGCCACGTCTTTCACCTTTGCGTCAGGGCGCTTGTTGAAATAATCAATAATTTTTTCGGTTTTAGTCATCATTTGTTCTCCATTGAAATATCTTCTGTGCGGCTGCGTGTGCAACCTTTGCCACAGCTCTCTGTGTAATTGCGCGTGGTCACCGTAGTGGCCTCGCAGCGTGTGAAGTAGTGCCACGAACCGTTGGATTTAAACTGGTAGACCTTGCACCCGTCTACATCAGCCATGACTCGTGGAACTTCATCAGCGGCCTCCTGAACTGGGTCATGAACCAACCAGTAACCAAGCGCAATGAACGCCCCCGCAATACAGACCATGAAAAGTCCCATAAGAACCGCCTGAAACATCGCAACTACTGTTTCTAAAAAATCAGACATCTCAATGCTCCTTTTGCGAGGCGTGCTCGACGCTGGCCACCATGAAGCGCAAGCGTGAATACATGTCCACCGCAGTGTTTTGCATGTAGTCCTTGAGCTGCATGGCATCGGGCAGCGTCTCCACGGGGATCACCACTTCGATCAGGCAGCCACGCTGTTCCATACTGATCTTTAAATCGTGGCTGTCGTTCTCCCCCACTTCTTCTATGGGCACCACTTCGTGGCCGTTAATTGTTTGCTGTGTCATTTGAATTCTCCTGTAAATTGATCATTTTCTTGCCTTTGTATTGTCCGTACCCGCTTTGCTGTACACATAGAACTCCCGCGGGAGTAGCTCAGTACTTCGCGTTGCCCTAGTCTTGGGGAATACCGTCATAGGCAAGGACGCTGCGCTATGTACCGATTCTCGTGGACCGCGGACCGCGGGTTTTCTCTTTCTCTTGCCCTTTACCTGCTCTACATCCGGCTCCGGCGCTATGAACTCCGGATGGTACGTCTTTATGTAGTCAGGATGAAACGCGTTCATGATTGTCATAGCGGGCTCTCCGGTAGTTGTTGACGTTGCTTCGCTTGGTACTCCTTGACCTGTTGTGGAGTCCAAGGTGTCGGTGGTTGTGTTGGGAAGGGCCATGTCATTCTCTACCTCTTATTTGCATCGCAAGAATGTCGCTGCCGTTCTTCTCTGCAATGGACGCCAGCCTTTCACGCTCGTACTCAACACCCAGATCAAAGGCGTTCTCCATCGCTGTGACCGTGTTCTCGTTGCAGCCTACGCTGCGTAGCAGCATTGTCATTTCGTCTTTAGTCATCTGCTTTTTCCTTTTGCTCTGTCCGTTACTCTTTTCATGGCATCGCCATAGCTCATGCCCAACGCCTTGTCGATCAGTGCTAGCGCTGAATCAATGATCTCGTCGTAAACGCCGGGGTCTACTTCTTTGATGACGTTTAGAGTTATCTTTGCGTCCTCCAACGCCTCTACATCCGCGCTGTTGGCTTCATACAGCAAGTCGATGTCTTCTTGGATGGTGTCAAAGTATGGCTTGATGGGTTTGTGCGGTTTAATCCGATCAAACATTCTTTTGCCGAGTTCGTAAAACTCTTTGTCTCTACCTGTGATGTTACTTCTAGTCATTGGTAATCCTTACATGAATGGTGTTTTGCATCTTCGCGGTCTGTCCAAGTACCCGTGCACCCCGTGCATTTAAGTACATCCGATTTGACGGAGAACTTACCCGTCAACCTTGGCTGAGGTAACTCTAGTTGCTTCATAAGAACATGGTCTTCCACAAGGGTGGCAAAGTGTTCTATGTCGCCATGCAATGACAATCCATTAGTCTCAATCAGTTTAAAAATTTCATCTTTAGTCATCCATTGTCTCCAGAAAATACACAAGTCCAGCAAGGACAGCAAAGAACACGCCCGCCCCTACCAGCATGAGGAACGTCATCAGTGCGATGTTTTCTATGGTAGCCATCATGCCTTCTCCTCATGCACAACCATCACACGCGCAAGTAACATAATCCCAAACACCACTACACAGAGAAAGTAAAAAGCTCGGTCAGTACGATCCCACATGAACGGGTCAAAGTTCCCGCCCACGATTGCCATAAGCGGGTACACCAGCAGTGCCGATACTATGAACGGTGTAACGCACAGCGCCATCTCTTTAAGTTCTTTCATGCAAGCACCTCCACTTCTGATTGGGTTTCAATCCACACATGCGCACCACACGACAACGGTTTGTCGGGTGAATAAACAATTTTGCTTGGGCCTTTGATGTCCACAGCGTGCGCGTAGCGGTTATCTTTGTATGTTTTTACTGTAAGCACTGGGTCGTTTGCACCTGTTGCTCGGTTTGATTTAATGATGTGTTGGTTGACGTGAACAATCGTTTTCATAGCGCCTCCTTTCGTTTGGCTTCGATGGCGTTGTTGACAATGGTGCGCCACTCCTCGGGCGTGAAGCCACTCCAACCTTCGTGTTTAGCTGTCATGCCTAACGCTATGCCTCGTATCAACGCGCCCTCCATGACAGCCATGTGTTCTTCACTAGTCATGTACAGCGTGATGGTTGCACTGCCGTCTTCGTGTTCAACGATGTTTGTTACTTTCATTGTGGGTGCTCCTCAAATTCAAACCACTCATACAACTCGAGCTCAATCGCGTGATGTATCTCGCCTTTAATAGTGTCCTCGGTTGGGGTCTCAGTGTGCTTATGCGCTCTGCGCCAGCCGTGATCGATGCCGTTTTCAATGCACGTCTCTAACAGTTTTTTAAATCGTGGTGTCATACCAATTTCCCCGCAGCACGTAAATCAGACACGGCTTCTTGCAGCTCGTGCCGTGCCATCTCCAGTTTCTCCGCGGCCCGCGGGTCATAGTGGTGCAGCTGAGCAATGAAGATTGTCTCGTCATCGCCTTGCAGGGCCTGCTCCAAGAACTGGTCAAGGTTTTCTACATCTAGTCCTTTGGGTTGTGTCATTGCAGTGTCTCCTTATCAAACGAAGCTTCCGCTTCCTTGTAAAACGCCATAAACATCTGAACCGAACGATGCAAGTCCAACCCTCCCATAGCCGCGGCTCCCGAAGCTACCCTCATCGCCGCAACCATACAGGTTCGCTTATCTTGGCTCGCATCAAACATTGCTTTTGCCATGACCTCCGCCACCTTACGGGCATCCTCCCCTAACTTCTCAACCTCTTGCTTCGTTGGTTTGTAGTATTCAGCCATCAAAAATCTCCTTTCTGTGTTTCAAAATAATTCACCGCCCGTGTTTGAATATCCTGCAGGATCGACTCATGCAAAATGCCGAAAATTTCCAGCCCATCAGGCAGATAAACAAACATTAAATTCCATGTCTCAGGATAATCAGGCTCCATCTTTATCCCCGACTCAACAGAACCTATCTCCTCCTCCTCATAGTCAAAGAAGCAAACCAGCTCCGTGCCGTTTAGCTCATCGCATTCATAATCATAACGGACCAAGTCGCTATGCTCAGGGATCTTGCTCATGTGTTCTCCTTCTTAAGTTTTTTGACCATCTCTTCAATTGTGTCTAACCACCACGATGCTGGCTTGTCTTTAAAAAGCAGGTTATCCTGAACGGGGCGCAATTCTTTGATGATTTGCAGCACCTTGTCGTAGTCTGTCATGCTTCACCTCTTGCTCGGATTTCTGCTGCCAATATGTCAGTCATCGCTGTGTTCTGGTTATCTAAGTGCTTTGCACACTCCTCACGTTCTTTAGCTGCTACCAGTTTGGCAAAGTGTTGAACACGGTTGTTGTGTGCTGGCATAAAGCCTGAAGTTCTAGCCATCTCAATGATTTCATCTTGTGTCATTCTTGGCCTCCATCTCTGCCAGCTTGTCATACAGCACACGCACCATTTCGGTCAGCACAGCAACCTCTGCTAGTAACGCTTCGCGTGATGGTTTCTTAATATCTCGCACGTAGTCTTGCTTGATGCGGGATTCCATCTCAATGCGGTTGAACTCTTCATCTTCTTCAGTCATCATGTGCTCCTGTATGTTTACAAATCAATGGGTTTTGTGTCAATGTACGTGTATGACGTGCTCACACGTGTTTTTGTTTAGAGGTGGCGCGAGCATCCAAGGCGTTCTCTCACCACTTGGTTGCTGCTCAAGGACTCGTCGGCAAGTAGCACAAGGTGTAACCAAACGATTACACTCATCACGCCAACCGTTGCAGCGGCAGATGTCAAAGGCTAGCGTCATGCTTCACCTCAATTCTTTGCTAAGTAATACGCCGCACAGATCAGCAGCGTGACAATCAAAGGGGCCCAACGAGAGCTCATAACGGGGCCTCCTCATGATTGGCAGGGTTGAATTTCGGGATGCTGTTACCCTGATCCAATGGATTAGGAAATGGGGGAAAGGGCCAAGTCATTTGACTGCCTCCCTGATGGCTTTGCCCAACTTGGCATAGTGATCCAAAGCTTTCATAGTGGGGACCAAAAACTTGGTGCGCTGATCCCCCTCCTCCTGCTTGTGCTCAATCAGGCCCGCAGCAATCAACTCATCAATCTTGCGGTGAACAGTGGCAGGCGAAGCAACATAGGCCAACGACATGGCTTCAGTCACGGTCAACGGATCTACCTCACACAAGCAGATCTCATCCAACAAGGCCACCGCAACGCGGTCCACGCTTAAATCGGTAGAGTCACAATGTGCCAAAAATTTGAAATAAGTACGGTCAAGCATCACAGGTCATCCTTTTTTGCACGGTTTTTGGCCAAATCGTTGTAAGCAGAACGCACACCCGCCAAGGTGTGGTTTAGATCAATGTCCATGCCATGGGACAAAGAAGCCAAGGTAAAGACCAAGGCAACATAGGCATCCATGGGGCTCTCAAAGCTGTCGGACAAGATTGTCAACAGCCTACGAGACGCGTTTAACGTGTCTTGGACCAAGATGTTTTCATCGATGTTGGGGTTCATTTAGCTATCCTTTCTGAGGGTTTTGGTAAGTAACGGGGTTACTATAGCATACGATTATGAACTTGCAAACACTTTTTTAATTCTTTTTTGAACTATTTTATAGGGGTTTATACCTATACAGGGTGGGGGCAGAGGGGGAAAAGGGGTTCTATATATGGATTTTGGTCCGTGGATCGGGGCTCTTATGCTATTTTGAGTGTCCCTATAGGGGATTTTAGGGTAAGAGGTGTTTTTTTATTTTATTTTGTGAGAATTGGCGTAATAGGTGTAATGGGTGTAAGGACGAGTATTCATGCGGTGTAGAGAGTAGTCGGAGACATTACAGGGTTATTATTGGGTGTAATTGATTAAATAATAGGCAATTTTCAGGGGGGATCCGCGAAGTCACTTTTTGTTTTTGTAAAACACTCTCTTCCCCAAAAAGTCTCTATAGGGCAGCCTCTTGTTCACTGGGCGTACGCTGGGATACAATCGCGTACAGGAAAGTTTCGGAGAAATTACCAAATGTACAAAGTAGACAACGGCATTGAGTATCCAGTCATGCGGACTAAGTACCCTTTCCATGACATGGGGGTAGGCGACAGCATCTTGTTTGCAGAGCGGCCTGATGCAGACAAGGCGCGTGTTAGCGGTATGCGCTGGACCAAGGCCCACGGGCTTGATTGGAAGTTTTCCCTGCGTACCGTTGAAAATGGCTGGCGCTTGTGGAGAATCAAATAATGGGCAAAAAGGACGTGTACAACGTGCCCCCTGCGCTGCGAGATAAGGCAGCTGCTCGAATGGCCACCGAAGTGGCCCCGCTGCGTAAGCAGCCCCGTACTGTCAACGCCAAGGAATGGAAGTTCATCACTGAGCTGGTGAGTGGGGATGGCCGTGTCACCATGAAGGAGGCAGCGATCCGCGCAGGGTATAAATCAACCTCTGCTTCAGTGATGGCGTGGAAGTTGACCAACCCTGAACTCAATCCGCACGTGGTAGCGGCGATACAGGCCTATCGGGCCGAGCTCAACAGCAAGTACAACACATCGTATGAACGGCACATGCGGGACCTGCAAATCATTCGTGACAAGGCTTTGGACGCGGGGGCGTATGCAGCTGCTGTGCAGGCAGAATATCGCCGCGGGCAGGCTTTAGGCAGCATCTATGTGGACCGCAAAGAGATTCGCACGGGCACCATCGACAGCATGAGCAAAGAAGAGGTTCAAAAGAAGTTGGACGAGCTCAAAAAACTGTATGGCGGGCCGCCGCCTACTGCTTTGATTGAGGCGAGCACGGGGCAGGTCATTGAGACAATAGACCGCGAGCGCGATCCCGTGTTTGATGCAGGGGTAGAAGAGCCCCCGCTGGACATCTTTGAGCGCGATAACGACGACGAGCCCGACGATGAAACCTGAGGCACGGTTTTCGGCCCGTGTAAGGGACGCGCTGTCACCCATGGGGGTAGACATAGACCGTATTGAAAATCGCGTGAATTTGGGCATTCCTGACATGCTGCTAGGCATTGGGGACCGCTTTGTAATGCTCGAGCTCAAAGTTGTGGACCGAGGGCTCAAAGTAGGCCTGCGGCCCCATCAAATCGCATTCATGGCGAAGCAGGCGGCCAAGGGTAGACCCTGCTTTATTTTGGTGCTGCAAGAGGGGGGCACTACGCTAAAACCCGCGAAGATTCATCTATACCGCGGAAGTGACGTCATTGACGTGGTGGCCCATGGCCTGAGGCACCCTGCTGCTGCTGTGTGGCCATCACGTGGCATGCCGTGGGCCGAGCTTTATGATTGGCTATCGGGATCCAAAACTGAATAGAAAAAATCAATTGGACCGTGGTTATAGCTGTGCTAAGATTATGGCTCAATCAACAGAAAGGATAGAGAGATGAAAAAGCGATTTATTTATTGGGCACACACAAACAATGGTGAGCCTTCCCGCGTTTTTAAAACAAAACGCGACGCGATTAAATGGGGAAAGGATACATATCTGTCCTTGTTTATCGTGGAGCCGATTGTGATAGGAAAACACAATGAGCGAATCCAATATATTCGCGAGTCTTTGAAGTACAGTGTGATCACTGCATAACGCAGTTCAACAGAAAGGATAGAGAGATGACAAACGACCTTATCGAAGAAATTTTTGAAGCAGATGCCGCTGGCTGGACCGTCACTGAAATTGCCGACGAGTTCAAAATCACCAAACAAACGGTGATTGCCGTGTTTTTGGAATATGAAAGATATGAACCTACTGACTCGCACATGTCGCAATAGCTATCGAAGAGCTGGATCCAATATAAAAAATCAATTGGATCGTAGTTATTAAGCTGCTAAAATTGTGGCTCCATCAACAGAAAGGATAGAGAAATGTTAAAAACTGTAGCCGTAACGGCAAACCGTAAAACTGGCCCCATCGCTGTAACTTACCGCTCAGGCACGCATGAAACCTATGGCACCTGCCCTAAGTCTTGCGCCCTGCACCCAAAAAGTGAAACAGGATCTAATGATTTAGACACCGAATACATGGCCGCATTATTGGCCGCTGTGCCCCGTGGTGGTATTGCGTGGACCTATTCGCATTTTGCTGCTGCCCTACTGCCTAAGGCTAAGAAAGGGCAAACTGTGATCAATGCGAGCTGTGACACTACGGCCGAAGCTGTGGCCGCTGTGCGCTTGGGACGCCCTGCTGTACTGGCTGCGCCTACTGGCACCCAATGGCCGCAAATAATTGACGACGTGCGTTTTTATCGCTGCCCTGCAGAGCTGGCCGAGAATTTCACCTGCGCTCAATGCGGTAATGGTTCCCCATTGTGTGCACGCCCTGATCGTGAAGACGTCATTGTTTTTGTGGCCCATGGCACGGGCGCTAAGAAAGTTGGCACGGGTAAAGGTGGCTGCTACGCTGCAAGTGGCCCGACAGCTATTCAATGGCACGGCACAAAAAAAGCAAAAACAGACAACGACGCTGCGGCCATTAAGGCTTTTGCAAAGTCGCTGCCTACTGGATCTATGCTGCGCCATCATGTGGCGGGCGATATCGGGCGCGAGGTTTTCGCATGATAATTTTTGCTGGACTCGCTGTTTTCATCTTGCTTTGGTGGTTTTTGGACCGATTCGATTAACGTACATAAAAAGAACGCGAAAAGTAAGTCGTGGTGCGGCCCGCGTACGTTTTACGTACATGGGCCCGCGGGTAATGTTCAACCCGTAAACTAGGCCCGCGGTCCCTGCTGCTTGACGCCTTGAACGTGGCGCGAGGGCCGCGGGCCGTGGTCCGCGGGGCTATCGGGGCGGCTGGCGCGATAGAAAAATGCAATTGGACCGCGGTCCGTGGTGCGATATACTTATCGCACCAACAACAGAAAGGATAGAGAGATGCTTACATTGAACGACATCGAGACAATTGAATGCGACGAAGAGGCCACGGCCGAAGAGTATTACTTGAGCATTCAGCGGGCGATTAACTCAGGCAGCGCGTGGAGTTTTCAGGGCAGCTATGGCCGCGCCATGATGGACGCGATTCAATCGGGCTGCTGCATGCTGGGGCCCCGTGATGCTCGCGACTATTACGGGAATCACATCCCAAGTCGGTCCCAAGTGCAAGAGGGGACCAAAGGCAGTTTTGAATTCGTGGCCGCGGCCATGGGCGAAGACTGGGCCGAGATGATGAGGTGCGCATAATGACGGCCGCGCATTTTGATATGACGGGGCGCTGCCCCGTGCATAACGTGCCCGCGGTCCGTGAGGTGCGCGAGATGCCTCGACAGATGGCGGGGCACTGCCCTCGATGCTGGCGGCGGATCACGTGGCCAGCTGATCCCGTGGCCGAGGACCTAGGTGCGCGAGCTGGGGCCGTGCCCAGCTGGACCGCTGCCCATCTATCGGTGGTGCATATCCGATAGAGATTATTCATGGCCCGCGGGCCCCTGAGGTGATAGACTTATCACCTCAACAACAGAAAGGATAGAGATCATGTCAATCACCGAAAACAATATGCACGATATCTTGGATGTGCGCTCGCTCATTGAGCGGATCGAGGAGCTGGAGGCCGAGCGTGAGCAGCTGCAGGACCATCTTTACGCATGCGAGGACGCATACAACTACCACGACAGCGAGGACACGCGGTCGACGCCTGAATGGAAAGATCTGGAGACAGCGCGGGCCGAGCTGCTGGAATGGGACATCAGCCCCGACAATGACGAGCGCGTCCGCCTGATGACCATCATGGAGGATCTCCGCGGGTATGGCGGAGATGAGCAGTGGCGCGGGGACTGGTACCCAATCACTTTGATTCGTGACAGCTATTTTGTGGAATATGCAGCAGAGCTGGTGTCGGACATTGGAGACTTACCGCGCGAGCTGCCGTCATACATTGAGATTGATTGGCATAGGACCGCGGGCAATATCCGTGTGGACTACACCAGCATTACCATCGACGGCGTCGACTACTGGTTCAGGTAACGCTATCAGGGCCGCGGCCCTGATAGCAACAATCAATTAGCCCAGCTGCCCAGCTGGGGTATACTTATCACATCGACAGCATCCCGCGGTCGAGCTTAGAAAGGATAGAGACCATGAACCCGTTCCGTAAACACACCAGCAGCCTGTTCGCCTCCCGTGGCTGTGACATTGATCAAGCATTCGACTACGCCAACACCGTGATCAACGGGCTGCCGAGCGAGTCGCAAGCTTATGCCATGACCGCGGTCATGGTCATAGTCAACACGGCAGCTAATGCATTCGATCAGGCCCGCGGGCCAAGTCCCGAGAAGCTGGCGCTGCTCGACCTGATCCGCACAGAGGTCGACAACTGGGCCAGCTCGAACTTTGATAGCCGCGTCGAGAGCTGGGTCGAGGACAACCTCGATATTGCCGACAAGATCCAAGATCACATGAACGACAACATCGACATCGACAACAGCATCAGCGAGTGGATGAACGAATACCTCGAGTCGCACGTCGGTGATGTACTTAACAATATCGAAATGGTTGTCAAAGTTCGATAGTAATAATCAATGGGCCCTCGGGCCCATTGCCCCTATAATTGGTATACCAGCAGCGCGGTGCTGCTGGATCTAGAAAGGTATAGAGATGACTACAGTTAAGACAATCAACATCAACGGTAACGTGTTTGCCCTGCCCGATGGAATGACCAACAAGGACGTGCAAGCCCTTGCTGGTTTCTTGTGCGCCCTGACGCAAGTGCGCAGCGACTACAACTATGACACCAGTGAGTACGTGTACTCACTGGGTGATGGAGTGCAGGTCCAGATCATGGAACGTGAGATGTTGACCAAAGAACAGGCCCTGACCATTGAGAAGGAGACCCGCGCACGGTACTTGGCCAAGCGCGAGGCAGAGAAGGCAGCAGCAGAGTAACAGCAGCTGGGCCCGAGGGCCCAGCCCCACAACCCAGCAGCTGCTGGGTTTTCTTTCGTCTCCCGCATAGCCTTAGCCTATCACCTTAGCTAAGGTGATAGGAAAAAATGACTTGACAGGTTGATTTTGTAAATATATTCCCTACAGGTGGTGGCGGGGGTGGGTGGGCCCGCGGATACCTTGTCTATGACTGCGGTTTTCCTTGTCTTTTCTGTAGGGGGAGGGCCATATTTGCAGGGCGCAAGACTTAGGGCAGGTGCCATAGGTTTCATGCGTGCCTGAGCGGTAAGTTACAGCGATGGGGCCAGTTTTACGGT